GGCCTATGGGCGAGTTGCCGTGGCACCAGAGCCAAAGCCTACTGCTGCTTCGACAGATCGCGCTGCAAAGCCCAAATCAACACGGGCGAAGAAATGAAGATTAAGTTAATAAAAGATGCAATAATTCACGGCATTCCGTCAAGGGCTGACAAAGTGCATGAAGTGATTGATCGTGTCGCTCAAAAGCTAATTGATCGCGGTTATGCGGTTTTAGACGACGGCAAGGTCGAAGAGGAACAGGAAGTAGAAGAAGATGGCGCTATCTCTGACGGATGACTTAGGTTATCTCTTCAACGTAGACGAATTTGCGACAAGCGTAACCTATCAGCGCAAGCTGGGTCTGGGAGATAGCACAATCATTGGCATCTTTGACAATGAGACAGTTCCCGTTGATGCTGGCGGTATTGCGCTGGTTCATCAGGAGCAACCACGCTTCATGTGCAAGACAGGCGACGTTCCATACATTGCCGAAGATGACTTCTTGATTATTGATAGTGTAGATTATCGAGTTGTCGCTTGGGTGCATGATGGCACTGGCGTAACGACTATACATCTGGAAAAACAATAATGGCGCACGTTAGAAAGCAGATACGAGACAAAGTTGCTGATTTGCTAAAGGCTAACGTGGGGCTAGTGAAGCGCCGCGTGTACACAACGCGAGTGCATCCACTCAATGACACCAATTTGCCTGCTATCAGTGTTTACACTGGCACTGAGACAAGTCAGCGTTTGCAGGCTGGTGTTACAGATATGATTAGGGAGCTTTCCCTTGAGATTGACTGCTATGTTCGTGAAACTAGCAGTTTCGATGACGATGTGGACGCAATAGCCGTTCAGGTTGAAGAAGCGATGGCTACCAAGTTTACGCTTGATGGACTTGCGAAGTTTACGGTGCTAACATCCACACAGATACAGTTTGATGGTGATGCTGACCAAATACTTGGTGTTGCGAAGCTGACATACTCTGTTCAGTATGTTACACCTATAAGCGACGTTGAAACCGCCAAATAAGGAGACTTCCAATGGCAACTCATACTGGCAGTGAAGGAACCGTAAAGGTCGGTTCTAACGCAATTGCAGAAATCCGCTCATACTCAATCTCAGAGGTGGGCGATACTGTTGAAGATACAGCGATGGGCGATAGCGCACGCACATATCTTCCAACACTAACATCATTCAGCGGATCAGTTGATGTGTTCTGGGACGAGACTGATACAAATGGTCAGGTTGCTCTAACAGTAGGCTCAACAGCTACACTGAATGTTTATCCTGAAGGTGACACTTCAGGCGACAACTACTACACAGGTAGTATCATTGTTACTGGGTTTGACATCACCGCATCCTTTGACGGGCTTGTTGAGGCAAGCATTTCGTTCCAAGGCAACGGTGCGTTGACACGCGGTGACGTAGCTTAATAGGTGGATTAAATGAGTACAGCGGCAGACGCACTAAAAGCGTATTTGGAAGCGGAGAAAACCGAATACGTTGATGTGCCAGAATTAGGTGCAGAGGGTAAACCTTTGCGCCTTTTTTACACACCCTTCAGCGGCCTTGATATGGCTAACTTACAACGCAAGCACGATGACTTCCCGTCAACTAAGATCGAAGCTATGTTTGATGTAATTATACAGAAAGCATTAGATGAGAATGGCGAGAAAGCATTTACCTTGGAGCATAAGCCTATGCTTCGGCGCTTGCCGCATGAGTTAATCTACAAGATTGCTGTACCCATGTTCTCTTCAACGTCCGTGGAGGAACATGAGGGAAACTGAGAGCAAACCCATTTAGGTTCAACTTAGTCGTCTTGGCTGAGAAATTAGGCAAGACGATAGCAGAGATTGAGAAAATATCTGTAAGTGAGTATAATGAATGGGTAGCTTACTTTAATATTGCAGAGGACAAGTTGAAGAAATGAAAGAACGCTTAGAATATGTCCTCGCTGGGCGTGACGAATTAACCCGCCCACTCAAGCAAGCTCAGGGTCAAATGAAAGGTCTTGAGCGGCAAGCGCAGCGCACAAACAAACAGATGGGCGCGTTTAGCAGTAATCTTACTGGTATGCAGAAAAATACTAGGAAGTTTGCTATGGGCAGTTTGCAGCAGGCGGGTTTCCAGATTGGTGACTTCGCTGTTCAGGTTGCTAATGGCACAAGTAAGATGCAGGCGTTTGGTCAGCAAGCACCACAATTCTTGCAGATTTTTGGCCCAGTTGGCTCTATTGTCGGTGCTGCCGTTGCTATTTTTGCAGCTTTTGGGGTGGTTGCTCAGAAAGCAGGAAAGGGTACTATTTCCCTTTCTGACAAAGTAAAGATATTACGCTCATCTATTGATGAACTGCAAGGCGTTGACGAGCTACTAAAGAAAAACCTTGAGGCTCCCTTGGTCGTGGCAAACGCTGCGCTTACCTCTTTTTTGACGCAACTTCGCGAAAGCAAGATGGATGAGCTTTTAGGGAATGTAAGGAGCGCAGCGCAAACTGCTCTTGACCCTACCTTTGATCGCATGGACGAGCTATCTGCAAAGTCACGGCGTACACGCGATAACATCAATGCTATGATCGCTGCGGGTGACGATCCAGCCGCCATTAAAAAATTAATGGATCGTGTGACACTTCAGGAAGCAGAATTTAAAGCCTTAAAGAACATTGCTGAAACTGTTGCTTATGCAACAATAGCAGATGACGCTGAGGAGCTTGCGCAAAACCTACTGAATGCGCGTGAGGAACTTAGTAAGCAGGGGTTATTAACTGACGAACTTAACGCAGGCTTTACTGAAATACTTAGGTCTGGAGGCTTGTTAGCTGTTGCAATGAAGAAGCAAAGCGCGATGACCGTTGAGGTTAATGACGGCATCAAGCAGATTAATGATGCTGAGTTGTACCATGATCGCATTCTCAGGCAGCAAAATATTACGCAATCAAACCTGACCGTTAACTATAACCAAATGGTTCAGGCGCAGAAGGATCGCAAAAAGTTCTTAGATGATGAGCTTGTCGTCATGCAGCAGATTGTTAAAGCCAGCGGGTCACTTGTTGTCACATCATCATTGCGCGGTGGCCGAAGCGCAGGCGCTGGTGGCCCTACTGCTGATGAACTTATCAAGAATGATCCGCGTGTGCAGTTAGCTTATGAGATAATGCGCCTTAACGACTTGGCACACCAGAAAACACTAGAAAATGCCAAGACAACCGCCAAGCAAATTAAGACAACCCTTAGTCCCGAGATGAAACGGATGATTGATCTAGGGGATGCCATAGGTCGTTCTATGGAGAACGCTATGCTCAGTGCCGTAGACGGCACAATGAAGGCTAAGGATGCATTCCGCGTTATGGCGGCTGACATCATAAAAGAGCTATACCGTGTGTTCATTGTCAAAAAGATTACAGGGTTCATCTCTAGCATGATCGCTGATCCAGCTATGTTTGGAGGTTTTGGCAGCGCCACAAATGTTCGCGGCGTTAGCCCGCGCCCCGTTCTGCGTGCTGAAGGTGGTGGCTACACAGGCAACGGTGCGCGGGCAGGCGGCATGGATGGCAAAGGTGGCTTCATGGCTATGCTGCACCCGCGTGAGACAGTTGTAGACCATACCAAATGCCAAGGCGGCGGCGTAACGGTCGTGCAGAATATCAACGTATCAACAGGCGTACAACAAACTGTACGTACAGAAATCAAGTCACTGATGCCACAGATTGCGGAAAGCGCAAAAGCGGCAGTCGCAGATGCGAAGCGGCGTGGCGGTTCATATGGAAGGGCGTTTGCATAATGGCTATCACTTACCCTTTAACCTTGCCGTCACACACTGGCATTGCGCAGATTGAGTTACGCGCGATCAACGCCGTGGCTTACAGTCAATCACCATTTACTTTTGCGGGTCAGGCACACGCTTACAGTGGTGAAACATGGCAAGCCGATATTACATTGCCGCCAATGAAACGTGCGGATGCGGAACAATGGATTGCGTTTCTGATTAGCTTGCGTGGGCAATACGGCACATTTTACCTTGGCGATCCTAGCGCAACATCACCGCGCGGCACTGTATCGACTAACAGCGATGTGAACGCAGCGACAGGTAGCGCGGGTGATCGTACAGTTTCGCTAACGATTACGAGCGGTGAAACGCTACTTGCTGGTGATTATATCCAGATCGGCACTACGTCCAACCGCACATTGCACAAGGTGCTAGAAGATGTGACGGGTACAGGCGCAGCGCAAGATGTGGAAATCTGGCCAGCCTTACGCGCAAACAAATCTAGCGCGGGTGTGAATATCTTGAACACAACTGGCAAGTTTCGCTTGGCAAGCAATCAGCAAAACTGGTCAATCAATGAGGCCAGCATTTACGGTTTAACATTCGGAGCGTTTGAAGCGATATGAGCAGAACAGTTCCAGCGGCATTACTTACCGCGCTTGATGGCGATGAAATCGAAGTATTCTATGCAGTTGACCTAGACTTTGACAGTGGCAATATGCGTCTGTGGACGGGCTACGGCAATAAAACGATTAACAGCCAAACCTACACTGGCACGGGCGACTTGCTCACCATAGACGGCCTAGAAGAAGTGTCAGACCTATCTGCGCGTGGCACTACGCTAACATTGAATGGTTTGGATAGCACAATCGTGTCTTATGCGCTGACCGAAGAATACCAAGGCCGACTTGTGACAATCTATTGGGGCGTGGGCAGCAACACGGTAGAAATATTCCGTGGCTACATGGATAAGATGACCATCCAAGACGCTGGCGAAACGTCAACGATCAGCTTGACTGTAGAAAGCCGTCTGATTGCCTTGGAGCGGGCCAACGTGCGCAGATATACGCGGGAAAGTCATTCGGCTGTTCGGTTGCGAAAGTGGCTAGATGACGGCAATAGCGGCACACCAGCGGCTGATACATTCTTTGATTGGACAACCCAACTACAAGACAAACAGATTGTCTGGGGGCGTGAAGTGAAAGATGGCGAAGCCTGATTTAGACGCACTTAATGAATACATCCGCGAAGTGCGTGATGTGCCGTTTCAATGGCATGTGAACGATTGCTTTACATTCACCAACAATGCATTCCGCGCTATGTATGGCGAAGGTTGGGCAGATGATTGGCGTGAAAAGTACACCAAGAACGGGCTGTACCTGAAGCGGGATGAATTGCGTAAGGTATTTAAAGCCAACACATTAGAAGAAGCGATTGACCGCAAAATGAAGCGCATCGACTATATTCCACCGAAGGGTGCGCTAGTCACGACTGACAAAGTGCGCAGATGGGTGATAGGTGAAGCGATGGGGATCGCTATAGGCACAAAGGCTATCTTTGTGGGGGAAAAGGGTGTAGTTTCTACGCAGATAGACTTCATCACGAATGCATGGGTTAAGGCATGAAATACAGGCTAGGCGACATCACGGTTAAGCATTGGAACGATTGGGATCGTGTGCCGCGTATGCCACAGGTTGTGGGCAACATTATCCTTGGCGCATTAGGTGTTCAGGCTACTTTAGCAACAGCATATGTTGTCGGCTACATTGCTGTTACAGCCGTCACATCGTGGGCATTACGCGCACTTGCGCCGAAGCCTGATTTCGGTGCTGGTTCGCGCGGGTTACTAGTAAACAGCCGTGAAGCAACCGCCCCACATCAGATTGTGTATGGTGAAGTGCGAAAGGGTGGCACAGTAACCTTTATTGAAAGCACTGGCGCAACCAACCAATACTTGCATCAGATCATTGTGCTTGCTGGCCATGAAGTGAACAGCATTGGCGACATATACATCAATGATGAAGTTGTCACGCTAGATGGCAGTGGATTTGTCACTGACACGAAGTGGAAAGACGGTGACGGTAATTCCAAAATCCGCATCAAGACAAAGACAGGCGCAGACAATCAGACGGCAGACAGTGATTTAGTTAGCGAAACATCCGTTACATCCGACTTCAAAGGCGAAGGCATCGCGTATCTTTATGTGCGCATGGAGTATGACCAGAACGTATTCGCTGAAGGTATCCCGCTATTCACGGCTAAAGTGCAGGGCAAAAAGGTATATGATCCGCGCACATCCACAACTGGATATTCGGCAAACGCTGCGTTG